ATCTCGACGAGCAATCGGGTAGAGCATCGTGGTGCGACGAAGCGAATGCTCCCAGATCGCCCGCTGCAACGGGTCGTCATACCGCGCCTGGTAAAACCGCTCGTCTCTCAGCAAGGCAGCCTCCAAACGGCGATACTTTCGGCCGGTGTCGCGCGGACGCCGCCGGGATGAATGCAGGCCCAGAGCGGGCCGAAGCGTACGGCCCCGATCAGGGCTTCGGCCTGGTCGTCGTAAGTGTCCCCGGTCGTCGCTTTGATCAGCCCGATATCGCCCGTCTCAGCGTGCTGGACGCGTTTCGCGCCGATCCGGGTCAGATGATGGCTCATGAACTCCAACTCGCCTCCATGAGCCTCCATGATGGCATGCGCTTCCTCGCGTGTTCGGTATGTCCCGCGCAGTTCGTCAGCCGGATCGACGCCGACGCTCTCAAGTGCCCACCGTGCCGGGAACGTCATGCAGTCTTCGCCACCCACCCCGCCCCACCTGAAGCGGTGCGGGAGCGCCAAGAATTCGTGAATGTTCATGAGACCTCAGTCGAAGATTGGCCATTTGGGCTGAATGCCGCGCGCCATGCGGGCCGTTTCCTTGCAGAAGTCGTCGGTCGGATAGAGCGACTTCTGCATCGCATCCGACCAGAGAACCTTGGCCGCGCGCGAGCGGGTGTTTTCACCGGCGACCGTGGCAAGGCTGATCGAGATGGTCTGGGTCTCCCCGGCCCGCGCCGGCGACCGAAGCTCTTTCAGATGCGATGCAACGCCCGTCCAAATCGGGATGATCTGGGTCATGGGCTGGTAGTATTGGTCGAGTGTGGTCATGCCGACCTGCACAAGGGCGCCACGGACCGGCGGTAGGCTGTCGATCATCTTCGCACCGGTGGCCGGGTCGATACCGGACAGAGTGAAGTCGATTGCGGCCGAGCTGCCGTTGACCAGCGTCTGCAATGCCGGGATGCCATTGAGGCGCCCGCCACCGAGATAAGTCGTGCCATCAGGGTCGACACTGTCGAAGCCGATCGGGATGTCGGTGACGCCGAAGTACAGGTGCAGCGCCGGGTCCGTGTCGACGCGCAAGAAGACGGCCAACTGGCTATCCGTCCGCAGGGCCTCGATGACCGCCGGCGGGACATACTCTGCTGAATACGCCATCTCAGAACGCCTCGGAGAAGCTCACGGAGGGCCTTGAGGAATAGAAGCCCTCATAGCCCCAAGGAATCGTCTGCCCACGCGCTTGGCGCATCACACAGCGAGGGCGCGCCAACTCGATACGATCGCCAACAGAGACCGCCTCACGAAGCGGGGGCTGGATGGCGATGCGCGATACTGGGTTCGTCTCATCCGTTTGATCAAGCAGTTCCCATGACCGATAGAGACGCCAGCCCTTGTTCGGATGGTAGATCGAAAAGAAGTCCGACCAGCGGAACACCTTGCGCGCCCCGCCATAGACGCGAACGCGAAGGATGCCGGTGTTCTCCATCGCGACAACCTCGCCATAGACCGTGGCCTGCGAGTACCCGGAGCCGTCAGTGAACAGAGACCCATCCGAATGAGGGATGCCCTTGATGATCGGACGCACGGCGCCGTTGATGACCGGGAATGCCCCGATCTTATCGTTGACCAACGGCACAACAATGTTGCGGAACCCGCCATTGAGGCGAGCACCAAGCATCGAGAGCACCTCGTAGCGCTCATCAGGCCCCTCCAGCATCATGTTCTCGATCGTGGCTGTCCACATGCCGCCGCCCGACGTTTCGATGCTGGTGGACTCGCCTACCCCATTCACGCCGCCGTCAACTTCGCTGCCGACCGTGTCGAAGCTGATCCGCGACGGGCGCAAGAAGTCGATCGGAAAATCCGGCTGACCGGTAAGTGCGCCCATGATCAGCCAACCCTCGATGTGTATTTCTTCTGGTTGTCACCGAAGCCGCCGTTAATCTGGCCTTCGTTATACTGGTAGACGGCCTCTTGCGCGCCTTGACGGGCAAGCTCGCGGATGTGGTTGTCACCGCTTCCGCCCTGAACGTTGACGATGAGCTGCGGCCGCTGGTTGCCGCCGGAGCGACCGCCGCCATCTCGCATCATGTCGCGGCTCTTGGTGTTCGTGTGGACCTGCTCGCCACCGCGGAACTTCACAAGCTCCGGTCCCTCTTCGCCCACAAGGGCGTAGCCGGCCGGCGCGTTGTTCGTGCCATCGGCGAACAAGCCAGTGAGCCCGACATACTTGGACAGGTTCTGCCCGCCGCCACCGAATAGGCCACCGAGCGACGACAGCCAGCCGCCGCCCCCAGCCGCCGGCGCGGATGGAGCCGCCGGGAACATGCTTGTCGAAAGGCTTTCACCGATCTTGCCGAGGCCATTGCCAAACTGGCCAACGTTCTTTGACGCGTCACCGAGGGCAGAGTTGAACTTCTCGACGTAGGAGGTGCCGGTAGTGCCGAGGATGTCCGCGCCCGCGCCGCCCTTGCCAACAGAACCAGGTCCGCCGAACCAAGCTTGAGCCGCGCCAGACGGGCCGTACTTGCCGACATAGCCGCCGAACTTGTTCTGGAAGATCTGGTCCTGCATTGAAGGGTTCTGCAGGAATTCGTCAGCGCTGACCGACCTGCCAAGTGCTTCCTTCGACCATGGGCCGATATTGTTGCCCATCATCTGATAGGCGCCATAGGCCCGGTCGCCATTGCGCGTTACAGGACCGAGCGCCTTATAGTTGCCGCCGCTCTCGATCGACTGGATTGCTTTTGCGTAGGAACCGATATCGCCAAGAGGCATGCGGGTGACGGACGAACTGCCAAGGCCAGTGAAGCCGCCGGCCACGTTGTCGTTCGCAGACATGCCTCCGCCTGCGCCAAGGATCTGGCCAAGCGTCGTGTTCGCGCCCGTGAAGCCGATCCCCTTGTTCATCAGACCCTGGCTTGGCTGACCGAGGACGGCGTTCACGAGCATGTTGGCGCCGAGGGTTGCGAACTTATCGAACGCCTGCGAGGCAGCATTCATGGCGGCGCTGCTGAGGCCTTCCATGAGCGCCTTGCCAAGGTCGCCGGAATTGCTGCGCAGCGCATCGCCGAAATCGGTAATGAAGCCTTTGAACAGACCGCCAAGCGCGGCGCGCCGCTGTTCCTCGTCGAGGACTTCGCGCGACCAGTATGGGTTTCGGCCTGACCCCATGCCGGTGGCAGACTTCGGAAGGCTGTTCTCGCGCTCGAAATAATTCGGCTTTTGGCCGGGGACAGGAACGGAAACAAGACGACCATCGGAGTTGACGACCGTTGGCGCTTCGCTGCCGCCTGGCATGCCCTCAAGCTCTATCTTTGGCCGGCTGGTCGGAACACCCGGGTTTGTCGGTGTGAACTGCTCGGGGAAGAACAATTGGCCATTCTCAGACCATGGACCCTGCAGCGTGCCGAGGTCAGGCATCTGCATGCGGAACTGTTCGGACTGACGAGTTGCCTCACCAATCTTGCCCGCAAGGACGTCGAACTGCTCACCATACTCGCGCAGCTTCTTACTGCCGCTCTCCTCGATGATGGTAGACAGAGCCTGCGTGGCGCGTCCGAAGGCTTCGGAAGGGTCTTTCCCACCTTCCAGCGCCTTGCGCATGTCCGATACAGCCTGCTCGTAAGCAATGGCGGCTTTTGTGCCCTGGTCCGACGTGATATCGCGAAGGCTGCGTGAGACTTCAGGCGCGATCTTCACGAGGCCGTCAAGCGCCTCGCCCATCTGCTTGTAACGCAGTTCGACGGCGGCGTTCTGTCCAGCAACTAGTTCCGCCTGATCGGCAGTAGTCTGCAGCTGGTCGGAATAGGCCTTGAGCGCCGGATAGGCGTCACCCCACCGGGCTGCGACGGTTGCGATTAGCTCTGCCTGTTTGGCGAACTTCTGCTCGAACTTCTCAGAGCCCTCATCTGCCGAGGTGAAATACTGGATCAGCGCCGCAACGCCAGCGGTCAGGCCGATGGTGATGAGAGAGACCGGGCTGACGATGGACATGAAAGCCGAAGCAAGCCCAGCCACCGGCTTCTCCATCGAAGAGACAACCGAGGCGAGCTGAGTGCCCTGCTGAAGGCCGATCATCAGCGGGTTCATGCCCATCGCTGCGGTTACTGCGATGTCCTGGAACTGATAACCGGCGTTTGCGGCGTTGAAGTTCTGGCCTCCCCCGCGCTGCTGGTTCTGGTTTGCTGCTTGGACTGCCTGGCCGGCGCTCTGCGCAGACTGCTTCAACCGGTCATAAGCGATGCGCTCGGAATCAAGCGCTTTCTGCATCTGCTGAGCGCTGATGATGCCGAGCTGATGCGCGCGGTTGATCTCGCCGACCGATGTCTCGTACTGGCGCGTGGCTTGCGAAAGCGGCTGATACTTGGCCGTCAAGCGTTCAAGCTCCATGCGGAAAGACTGGACGTGCTGATCCTGCTGCTGCATCACGCGGCCGATCTGCTCGACCGGCTGCGTTACCCTTTGCGCTCCCTGCCCCGTCTGCGACAGAGCCGTGTTAAGACCCCGCGCCGACGATTCCAGATTATCGACAGCACCCTCGATTTTGACGGCAGCCGCATACAGCTTTTCCAGATCGACCGCGGCTGCAGGGGCCTGGGAGCTGTCAATTTTAAAGCCCAGAGCGGCAGTGGTCATAAATTAGGTCCTTCCAGGGAAAAGCGCATCGAAGAGACGGGACGACAGCGGGCGGATGGAAACTTCTTCCTTCGGCTTGTCGTCCTTGGACGTTGCCGCGACAGCGCGCCGCTTCAGGTCAAGAGCGATCAACCCATCGAGCTGCCACGGAAGGAGCTTTATCTCGCGCAGGTCGGCCCAAGCTTTAATCTCGCGAAAGCCAAGAGCGTTCAGTCCGTACCCGTTGCCCTGTCGTTGAGTGTCCAGTTCCCTGAACCAGTACCAAAGATGCGCCCCAGCTGGCGGGACGCTTATTTTCTTGCCGGCTTGTTGTTCCTCGATCAGCTCGCAGAGCCGCTCGACGAGCTTGGCGCGAAAGGGGCGCGCCATACCGCCCGCGCCTCCATCTGCTCACGGAAGATGCGGAACTTGACGAAGAAGTTGCGGACGTTTTCTTCCGTGAATGGGACAGCCTGACCACCGAAAGATGGTTCAGGCGTCCAGTGCGTGGCAACCTTGGCGAGATAGGCAGCCATGCGCTGGTCGCCCTCGTCCTTCGGTGTGGCTTCGCCTGCCATCGCCCGGTCTTCGGCGCGCTTGGAGAACTCCTCCGCCACCGAACGCTGCGCATCCTGAGACCGCTGGCTGTCGGGACCGACGAGCCCGATTTTCATGCCGATCGGCTTGCCGTTCTCGTCGACAAGTTCGAACTCCTTGCCGGCTTCCTGCGCTTCGATCAGGGCCTCGAACCGGTCGAGGTTGATGGTGTTCTCGCTCATCAAGCACCCGTTGTTGCTGCAACGGTGATGACCGCGCTGTTGATCTCGACCGTGCCATTGAGCCGACGAGCTGTATTCGCGCCGCCGCCCTGCTCCTGCGACGACATCACGATGCCGTAGAAGAACTTGGTGGTCGGGCTGGGATCGGAACCGGTCGGCGGGGTATCGTCGAACTCGATCTTGAACGGGAAGTTGTAGGGGCTGTTCTCGGCAGCCAGGAGCGCCAGCTGGCCGACGTCATTTGGCAGAACGATGAAACTGTTCTGCATCGAGCCTGCGTTGCGGGTGCCCTTTGCCTTCAGAGTACGTCCGGACGAGATGATGTCTTCAGAGATCAGCGTAGCGCTGTCACCGATGGCGCCCATCGTCTGCCAGCCTTTCACTTCCGTCCAGGTAACGGACGCGAAGTCGGTCGCATCAAGATCTGCATCGTCGGGAACGGTCGTGACAGCCGGGCCGATGAAGATCTTGGCACCGGCGACGGGGAAGAGTTGGGCCATGATGGCATCCTTTCACGGAAGCGCTTGCCGAAGGCGCGATGAACGGCAGGCCATTAGGCCGGGACTGATGGATATGAGCGCCAGAATGCGGTCACCGGGATCTGATGGTGGGTCTCGGGTGTCATGAGGTTCGCAAGGGCGGGGTCCTGATCGAACCGAACTTGCACCGGATCACGATAGAGCTTGGTGCCGCGCCGGAATGCGGCTCGGACAAGACCGGCGACCTCGTAACCGTCAACGACTGCCCTGCCCTTCGGCAGCATGACGTTGCCGCGGACGAAGCCTTGCCTGATTGGGTCCATATCAAGCGAGAGGTCTGTTTCGATCGAGGTGTTGAAGTGAATCTCGAAAGATACGAAGCGGCTGGTCGCGGTCGGCGTGTAGCTCACGCCTGGTAGAGCCCTCTCCCAGCCTGTCGGCAGGGCAATTGCTTGAACACCTGCAAGAAGCGCCTGATAGATGGTTTTCTCCGGCGTATCGGCCATGCTATGCGTCTCCAATGGCCGATAAACTGACCGATCGCGAAATCTACGAGCGCCTCGACGCGGCCCACGCTCTGTTTAATGGAGCAGAAGGCGCGACCGAAGGCGGCGAAGCGGTCATCAAACTGTTTCAGGGAAACACCGATCTCATCCAGAGAGCGATGCTGATCATGCTTGCGGAGACGACCCGCCCTCAAAGCGAGACCGAACTCTAGCCTCTGCCTCCGACACGATTTGAGGCCAGCGCTGGGAGATCGCGGCGACGAAGCCGAACCCCGACTGATTGTATGTCCGCCCCAGGCTATCCGTGCCGACGAAACCGTATTCCATTCGCGCGGCGTACGCTGCCTGAAAGCCGAGGTAGACCGTGGAGCCAAGCTCAGCGCCCGCGATGACCATCTCGATGCCGCTGTCCGAGAACGTCTCCTGCTCAGGCTTCACGGTCGGCATGTCGGCAGTCGATGCCATGAGCGACCGGCGGAGGTTGCCAAGATCGATCGGCAGACGCCCGCCATCGTTGACCGTTGTCCGAACCTCATTTGCGACAGTCTGGGCAGCGTCCTGGAAGATGGCTTCCGCTCTATCCAGTTCCGCCCTGCCCCATTCACTGATCGCGGCAGAGAAAGACATCACCGACCTCTTGAGCGGGCGTAGGCTTCGGCAAAATCGAAGTTGTAATCGACATCGCAGCGGCAGCCGATGATCTCGCTGGCGCCAGCACCAAGGCTCGTGTCGCCGGGATAGCGAAGCATCGCGCCGGATGGCGACTGGAAAGCCAGATCCATACCCTGAACGACCTGGCCGTTCATGACCATGTGAGTGTGCCTGACGCGGCGATCGCCGGCAGAGCGCCACTTGCGGGTGACAAGGCTGGCATCACGGCCGGCAGCATCGAGCCCCTGCTGATAGGCTTCATGCTTTGCCGACATGACCGACGTCATCGTTTCCGTGCTAGAGATCGTCTCCGCGCGAAGCTTGAGGTTCCGATCCCGCAGCCGGCCCATGATCTTCTCGAGGCTTTTAGCATCGATCGGCTTGCCGGCCTCGATCGCTTTCCTAACGGTGGCATCGAAACGCTTGTCGCGCGTCTTGAGGCCCAAATACTGGCGCATGAGCTTCGGATCACCGGACGCGAGATTGATCCGCGTGCGCTCCATAAGCTCTTGCTGGAATGGGTTCAGTCCGATCACGCCGCCCTCGCGTCTGCCAGTGATCTTATTCTGGCGACCGGCGATGTCGAGGGCAATGGCCCGTGGGCCTTGGCCTTCCGAATAGCCAGCGGCGATGGCCTGCCGAACGGCTTCCTTCGTTCCTTCTGTGATGCCGACGATCAGCTGAGACGAGATCGTTTTGATGTTCGCTTCGGCGCGCTGGTTGCTGACATCCCATCTCAGCACCACCCTACCGCCGAGAGGGTCAGAAAG